CTAGTTATGAGCGGGTCAGCTGAAAGATGGCTCCCACTCCCAATGCCACGCATACGACCAATGCGGAGACTGTGCATATCCAGACGAATTGCTCCGGCCAGAAGTACACCCCCATCCCGATGAGCAGGATGATGGTGAGCGCGAGGGTGAAACGGACCGCGTGGGTCTTGTTGTCGAAGGGCTTCATAGTTCGGGCATCCTAATACTGTGTAATTAATAAAATTAACTACAATGGAGGTACTATTATGAGGAAGGAGATTAGGAAATCGATACAGTCTTTCATCAGCTAAAGATAAAGCTAATTGTGTTAACCATTTACAATTATTTAAATCATCCATTGCCCACATAACACATGGATGAGATAATTGTAATGGTTTATAAAATTGATTTAAATGTGCATAGGCAACCCATTTTCGTGCAGCAGAAGATAAAATTTGAGCTGACTCAAGAATCATCTTATTGATATGTTGATCACAATGATATTGTGCTGCAATAACTGGATCATTATCTAACACAAAGATATTCATGTTTGAGTACCTCGATGCTTCTGGGCGAGTCTCCATGCTAATGATGCTTTCAAAAAGGCCAACTTTGTGGGATAGGTGCGAGGATCTTTCGGTTCTTCCATAGGCGCTTTTTGAACAATCGCAGAGATATTCGCTTCTTCGATTGTATCGTCATCATCGAGGATTTGAAATGTTGTCTTTCCTTTGTCGATACCAAGAAATGACTGTTGACGATCAATAGCTCTTCGTAAAGTTGCGAATAATCGTTGAGAAAAGATTGATCCAATTGGGATTGTCTGCTCGCAATGTTCGAGAAGTTCTTTGATGTCCTTGAGTTGGATGCTAAATAATCCAATATCTGTTGAGCATGCAATGATGATTTGTTTCCAGTATTCATCTAATGGTACCTGTTTTCCTTGTACTTCAGTTTTAGACTCAGGAAAATGTCCTGCTTCTGATGCCCATTCTGCTAATGGATTTGCATAAGATGCAGGTTCTTTAAATGGATTCTTAATAAGTTTTTCTAGTGCAGCTTCGCGTCGCACTAGACGCACTGAGTGCGAATAATCTACATATCCATCAATGAAATCTTGATATGCTTTACGCCAAGCCTCTATCCAATGATGAATGTTCAGAAGACCTTTTGTTTCAGGGGATACAACCACGGAAGGAAATACAACATGAGGATTAGTAACACTGTTGAGTTTAATAACAGTATTAGCTAATGCTTCCATATGTGTTGCAACAATGGAATTAGTTAGATCATGACGGAAGACAGATACACGGAAATCTACGTGATCACTGCTTTTTAATAATGCAATGAATAAGAGATATGAATCAGTGGGAGTTAATTCATGAGCTGCCCACTTACCTAAATAACCGAGAAGTCGTTTCTGAGGAACATCAAAGATTGGATGATGTGATTCCCTAGATTGAAGACTGATTGGAAAGTGTTCGACCGTAAATGTAATGCCTGAATAGGCGCATAAAACTTTGGCCATGAGAAAGTCCCTTTAGTTATTTAATCTTTAGAAATTTAAGATTAATATTGAGTTCCTTTACTTTATCTTGTACGCTGGATTGAATTTCTTCAGCTCGAACTAATGTTTCAGTTTCAAGAATTGCTTGTTCAGATGAGCTAATTCTTCGATTTTCGTTGATAATGTTTGGATAGAGTTCAATGATTTGAGTAATGATAAGGACTTTGTATTGCGACATCAAGTTTTCCTTTCTTTAAGATCCGCGGCGATTTGGGCCATCATATCTGAATCAGTTATATCTAACTCTAATCGTTGTTCTAAAGTTTTCCGCGGCGATGGAGTATATGAACCATCAATAAGACCTGAATCTGCTTTGAGAACTACTAGTTGTAGTTTCTTTTTTGTAGCAGCTTCTTCTAAGATGGAATCATCTAGTTTGGAGATTAAGAGTTTGATTTCAGAGAGATAAAGATATGGTCTGTATTGGACTAAGTTATTCATAATCCTTTAAGATCCTGAATGATTCGGATAACAATTGCAAGAATGATTCCAAAACACATTCCAGCAAAAAGAGTGCCAAGATCAAGAATTGGTTCACAGTTCATGATAATTCCTTTCAATTCTGCATACATGGATGATACATACACCAAATTGTCCAATGGATTATATACATATTTCCAAAATCATCCATGCCAAATAATTGCATAGATTCATTATCATAATAATACATATGTGGGTTTGTGTGAATCATTTCCTTGTCCTTTCATCGAACGGTTCAAGAAGATCACGAAGACCTTCTGCATTATCCATCATCCAATCAGTTATTTCAATTTCTCTTGACCATTGAGTTACTAATAAAAATTGTCGAATCTTATCTGTATTTTCTTCAATAACTTGCTTTTTCAACGCAACAAGACGCTCAAGTTCTATTTGTTGAGACTTAGACCAAATAGTTCGAACGGTAGGATCAGTCATATTTGCTTCCATTTACATTGTTCAAGATTAAACCACATTGAATCGTTATTACGAACAAGAACTTTACCCTCTTCAGTTATTTTTAATTCATCAACAGTATTCCAAATATTAGGATTTAATACTGTTTGTGGATGTGGAGCTTTAAATACATATACATTTTTAATTAATGTATGTAGCATTGTATTTTCATGAACACATCCAAGAGATGAGATTGAAATTTTAGTAACATTACTCATGAATTACTCCAATGTGGTTTGGTTGTTGGATTTACTGGTACAGATGAATCAACAACAATGATTTTTATTGAACCTCTTTCCCCTTCTTCAATCGCTAGTTCTTGTTCTGACCAAACATTTTTAGAATGCCAACAAGAATCGTCAGCTTTAAGTCTTTCTAATGTTGCTTGTGACTTAAGATGTGAACCAGATGGAGTAATTACATGATACGTTGTACGATATTTACTCACATCATACTCCTAATAAGATTGGTGCCAGTAATCGGACTCGAACCGATAAAGCTTTTCAGCCGACAGATTTTAAGTCTGTTGTGTTTACCAATTTCACCATACTGGCAGATTGAATTATACTAATTCTTTGGGCCAATTTTCATACATAATCTCAAGAAATACTAATGTTCGTTGTCTTGTTGGCATACCATCACATTCTGCTACCATTTGATCAAATACAGTATTAATGTATCGATCAATGTTTTCTGGTGATGTTGCAATGTATGCTCTTAAGACATCTTTGCATAAATCGCGAGTAGAAATAACTACAAGTCTTTGATCAGAAGTGTTCATTTTACATTTCCTCAATAAGATGAATTTTGTTCATGATTATTATGCTCTGCACAATGATTATGAAGCATTTGAATTACTTTTTCTTGATCTTCTTCATAGAATAATTCAGGCCAAGTTTGTTTGGTTTTAAGATAAACATTACAGAATGCTTGACCAGCTCTGCAATTTGGAAATTGTTTTCGTGCGAACCATACAGCACGTTTAATTTCAGAGCGAGTATAGAATGTATTTCTGAGTTTTAGTATACTCATGACAATTTAATTCCTTGTCCAATTGCGAATTTCCATGCTTTGCATGGGATGATTTTCAATCTACGCATTGAGAAGTAGATTGAAACGACTTGTTTCATTGAACGACTCATGATTTATTCAATCTCCTTGGTTCATAGGAAATCCTTGTTGAATGAAATTCCTGCAGCGATTGCAGCACGTGGTTTATAATTAATTTCCCAATGTTGATGTTCTTGTGGACAAATTGCTTTCAATTGATTCATGAATTTCTGCCCATGAATATCACCGCTTGTATATGTATGGGCAAGTTCATGAGAAATGTACCAAATCTTTTTCCCTGGTAATGTCGATTGAATTACCCAGAGTGGGATTGTTATTGCTTTGGCCTTATAATAACATCTTCCACGGCATTGATTGACTGGATAAAATCTCCAACCAGCTCGAATCTGTTCTCTTGCATAAACACGAACAGATTCAGGAACACCATTGAATAATTCTGATAAACTAATTGATTCAACAATGCAATTAGGTTTCCACATGAGTTTTCCTAGAAGTTTTACCGCCTTCGGCACATCCTATTGTCCTGTTAGGCTAACACATTCTCGCAGCGGTGTCAAGCACTCTGTACCATTGAATCTCCCGATGTGTCCTACTTTATTTAGCCCCTTTTAAAATTCTTAAGAATAAAACTTTTAAAACATACCAGTATCATATAACTTATATGAGTATAGTATGAATTAAGAGGTTCGTATGAATTAAATACCCGACAGGGGAAATGGTGTGTGCGGGTCAGTTAGACTAACAGGATAACAGGATAACGGGATAAGAGTTCAAACATTCTAGAAAACTCATCACATTATAATCATGTGATGAGTTCAAAGAATGCTCGGGATTACAGAGCATCCAGTGATTCAAATTCCTTAATCATCGTGTCCACCTTGAGTTTCACTCGTTGACCAATCACATCTTCAGATTCCACGAATTCACACATGGAACGCAACTGATGCAATCGAGTGATATCGACCGCTGAATTGCCAGTGATTGCCACGAAAACGTCACCCCATGCTTTGGATTTCTTCGCGAGTTCTTTCTCATCTTCCGTTTGGTATTTCTCAGACAACACCGGAACTGCAATATCTTGGAACTCACCGTTCCACCATTCTTTAACCTTATCTGCGCTCAAACGACCTGCCGAATTCTCCGCTTCCAGATATGCCAGCACCTGCGCAACGCTGATTTCTTCGGTCGAAACTTCCGACTTGTTGGATTCATACAGCGAGCGAATCAGCGAATCTTGGAAATCTTCAGCACGCTTACGGAGATCAACGGGAAATGCAGCGTTGATTCGGTTCACATCACCATCATCCAATCGTGGGATGGAAACACAGACCGATTTCTTGCCGCTCTTGCTTTTGTAACCGACCTTTGCGAGTCGTTGTTCGTTGCCTTGTTCATCTTTGAAAGGCTTGGATTGCCCGGAAATGAACTCCACAAAAGAATGACGATCACTTACGATGCTCATTTTACTATCCTCGTGTCAGATCATGCCAACATCGGCACAATATATAAAGCAAGTGGCATGCCAGGGCAATTAGGGGAAAATACAACAGTTTTTATCATAATGTGGAAAAGACGTAACCAAAGTGACGCGACCTGTCACCCTGACCGACCAAACCTGTCAATGTGACGACCCCTGTCACTACCTGACTACTAATGCAAATGAGAATGATTCTCATTACAAATGTTACGGGGGGTAGGAACTTTTTACACTTCTTACATTTTGTTACACGCCTAGACTACCTTAGATTTTCCTAAACTTTTTCAAATTTCACAAATCTCATAAGATAATCAAGAGAGTCCCCCAGTGATTGCAGTAGAGATTGTGATATTATAGGATCATGATTGGAGAAACCGCATGAACCGCACGAGCGCCGAGGAAAAAGCCATTACTTTGTTGGGTCAAGGATTCTTGCCCGCACAAGTTGCATCGGCCGTAGGACTTACCATTTCACGAATCTCCCAACTTGCCTCAGATCCAGAGATTTCGCGTGAGGTTGCGGAACTAAAGTTTAAATCTTTATCTAAACATAATGAAAGAGACAGTATTGCTGATGATTTGGAGACACAGTTATTGAACAGACTGGCAGAAACAGCTCCATTATTGTTTCGTCCAATGGAGATTGCAAAGATTTATAGTGTTGTGAACGCCGCAAAACGTAGAGGGAGTTCTGCTCCTGATAACACCGCGGCACAAAATCCAGTTGTGCCAATCGTTATGCCAACATTCATTGTTAATCATTTCACAAAGAATATTAACAATCAAATTGTTCAAGCTGGCGACCAGCCACTAACCACCATTCAACCCCATGCATTGAGTAAACTACATGGATTATTCGCTGAAAGTACAAAAAGCCTTGAAAGAGGCCGAGTTGAAGAAGCTCCAAGAATTGAAGAAGCAACAATTATTGGTAAATAATAAACAGAAAGCAGAGACAGTGCTGTTGCGTATTAAACTTGATCTTGCAAAATATGCTGTCGATTGAAGAAAAACTTGAACTTGTGGAAAAACCACAAGAACATCAAGAAATAAACTTCGAAACACAGCAAGTTCATGATGCAGCTAAGAATTCATTAGATTTCTTAGCTGCATTGGCATTGCCGCTTGTTTTTAAATATCTTTTTCCACAAGTTTTCAAATCGATTTGGTTTTGGCTTCTTGAAAATGTAAATAAGTATAGAGATTTTAGTCAACTTGCCATAGGTTTACCTCGTGGGTTCGGTAAAACAATGCTGATTAAAATCTTTGTGCTTTATTGCATTCTCTTCACAAAGAAACAATTTATTCTTGTAATTTGTGGTACAGAAGGCAAAGCCAAAAACATTGTTGCTGACATCATGGGGATGTTAGATGAACAAAACATTAAAAGAGTATTTGGTGACTGGAAAATTGGTGCTACTATTGATCGTCAGGACCTTAAGAGATTTGGCTTTCGTGGCCGCACTATTATCCTTATGGCTGCTGGGGCTAATTCTGATATTCGGGGAATTACCTTAGATAATGAGCGTCCTGATGTAATGATTTTTGATGATATTCAAACTAAAGAAGATGCTAAGTCAGAAACAATTAGTGAAGCTTTAGAAGATTGGTTATATTCTACGGCGATGAAAGCAAAGAGTCCTCATGGATGTCTTTTTGTTTTCATTGCCAACATGTATCCAGTTAAATGGTCACTTCTGCGAAGAATCAAAGCAAATCCAACTTGGGATAAATTTATTGCTGGTGGCATTCTTGCAGATGGAACATCTCTTTGGGAAGAATTACAACCAATTAGACAGTTGCTGAAAGAATATGAAAGAGACGTTGCGGCTGGACGCCCCGAAGTTTTCTATGCTGAGGTTTTAAATGATGAAACTGCAACTACTAACTTCCTTTTAGATCTAACTAAAGTTCCTGGAATTCCATATCATAAAGAAGATCTTCATCTTGGAAACTTCATTATCATTGATCCATCAAATGATAAACAGAATTCAGACAGTGTAGCAGTTGGTTATTTTGAAATGCATTTAAATGCTGATTTTATGCCAGCTCCTTGTATGAGGGAAGTGGAATCGGCGCGGATGAGTCCATTAGATACTATTGAATGTGCCTTAAAGATGGCGTTTAAATGGAATTGTCCTTTTATTGTTGCTGAATCAAATGCATACCAATATTCTCTCTTGTTTTGGTTTAATTATATCTGTGAACAACGTGGTATTGCTGGAATTCAATTAGCTGATATTTATTCAGGACAACTTAAAAAGTCTACACGCATTCTTAATATGTTTAAAGCTTTAGTGGCTGGGGAACAATTTGTAGATCCTTCTTGTCAGGCACTTGTGTGGCAAGAAGCTCGTGAGTATAAACCTTTGCAGCAAAAGAATGTAGATAATATTCTTGATCTACTTGCTTATGCTCCAAGGGTTTATGCTGAATATAAGGCTTTTATTGAATCTTCCCTTATTATTGAAACACAAGAACATGAGAAAATTCAAATGAGATCTGCTGAAGAAATTGCGGGGTTCTAATGGCTGAGCCACTTGTTCCTATTGTTCCGATGGAAAAAACATTGGAGGCAGTAAAAGGTTTTGTTAAAGGCAATACTGCTGATCTTTTAGGTCTTCCGGCTGATGTTGCACATCTTATTAATAAGGCTACTTCGAAGAATGCAGAACCTGCGCCAGCAGAGTATGGTTCTGCATATTTTAGAAAACTGTTTTTTGGTGAAGGTGCAGTAGAAGATGCATCAATTGTAGAAACCGCTGGATCTATGGTTTCAGCCGGCGGCCTTGCTGGTGCAACTAAGGCAATGATTGTAGGAGCAATTCCTAAACTTGCCTTATCTGGAATCTCAGCTAAATCAGCAAATAAGATTCTTACCGAAGTAGATAAACTTCAGTATGAAGAAGAAGCAGTACGATTTTTCCAAAGTACTGGAGTTTTTAAAACTCCCTATGATCAAGGAACTAAAGCTGTAATCTCAGATGCAGCGGCGCGACTTAATCCAAAACTACTTACTAAAACTGTTGATGAATCAGGTAACATTCATACCTCTATAATTAATCAATCTAGAGAAGGTAAGAATACTACTTTAGGTGATATTTTAGATCATCCAGAACTTTATAAATTATATCCACAATTGAAGGATTATAAAGTTGTTACTGATTTAAATATGCCTGTTGGTGAAGCATCTCATTATGGAAAAGATAAAGTAATAACTTTAGGTCCTCAAGTTTCTACGGACATGGCAATGTCTAGAATTCTTCATGAAACTCAACATGCAGTTCAATATGCAGAGAATTTTGGTTATGGTTCGTCACAAAGAGCTTTTGCATCTAAAGGATATTATGATGCAAATTTTGTTGAAGCTCTGCGTCTTAGACGTGAATCAGGAGATAAAAAAGCTGCTGGTATGTTAGATGTGATAAACAAGAAACGTACAGAAGCTTATGGAAAGTATCTGAGAACGCCAGGTGAAGCTGAAGCTAGATTCACTGAATCAACGATGCAAAAATCTCAACGAGCGTTAGAAGTTCGTATTGAAGAAATTATTAGAAACCCTTTGCCTGTGTCCTTCTGGGATAAATAATGGCTGCAAACACACCACTCCAACTATCTAAAAAATCACAGTCGGCGCTGAAAGAGTTCTATTCCCAAGCGTTCCGATCATTGCAAACTACGTGGAATATTCGTTCTCGTATGCGAGATATTGATCTTTCATATCTTCGTGAGAATGATTGGACCACCGAAAATGCAAGAGCCCGAGTTCTTAATAAACTTGGTGATCCTACAAGGTTACAGAACCTACAAATTCCTATTGTTATGCCACAAGTAGTTTCTGCAGTGGCATATCAAGTTGCAGTATTTTGTTCTCAATATCCTATTCTTGAAGTTGTTTCATCCGCGAAATTTGAAAATGAAGCATTGCAACTACAATCAGTTTTTGAAGAGAATTCAATTCGCGCCGGTTGGATTAGACAGCTAATTTTATTTCTTTACGATTGTGTTAAATATAATCATTCAGCATTAGAAGTAGATTGGTCTAAGATTTATACTGCGGCAATTGAAACTGATGTAGGATTTAAAGGTGGAAAAGAAGGTGTTCCTAAACAATTAGTCTGGGCAGGGAATGTTTTAAATCGTTGGGATCCATATAATACTTTCTTTGATCATCGTGTTGAGGCGCCGCAAGTCTCAGAAGATGGAGAATTCGCTGGAACCGTAAAACGCGTTTCTAGGATGTATCTTAAGAAGTTTCTTAATCGTTTAGATAATGGACAAATTGCAAATTATAATGCAGCATTTGAATCGCAAGCAGGTTCAGAAGGTGGTGATGAATGTGAACCATATTATGTTCCTGAATTAAATCCTGAAGCCTTAGTTGATTCTACGCACGGTGAAGTTACTGATTGGTCTTCTTGGGTCGCTGAAATTGATCGTTCACGTAACGGTTCAATGGTACCAATTCAGTACAAGAATGAGTATGATCTTTATACTTTATACGCTCGTCTTATTCCTTCTGACTTTGATATTCGTATTCCTTCTTCCAATACTCCTCAAGTATTTAAACTTTATATTGTAAATGGTCAAGTAGCAGTGTACTGTGAAAGACAGACTAACGCGCATGAAAAGATTCCAGTTCTTTTCGGTCAAGCTGCTGAAGATGGTTTAAGATATCAAACAAAATCTTTGGCAAGTAATGCAAAACCATTCCAAGAAATTGCTACAGGTCTCGCATCATCTGTGATAAGTTCACGCCGTCGAGCAGTTTCAGATAGATTATTATATGATCCATCTCGTGTATCTGAAGCACACATTAATTCTCCGAATCCAGTTGCACGTATTCCAGTTAAACCGGCTGCATATGGTAAACCATTAAGTGAAGCTGTTTATGCATTCCCATTTAATGATAATCAAGCAAACATTACACTGGGAGAAATGCAAACTGTTATTCAGATGGCTAATGTATTGAATAATCAGAATCAGGCACGACAAGGTCAATTTGTTAAAGGAAATAAAACTGATTCTCAATGGGATGCAGTTATGGCTGGTGCAACCGCCAAAGATCAAATGACTGCACTTCTTTTAGAGGCTCAAGTTTTTACTCCGATGAAAGAGATTCTTAAGATTAACACACTTCAATATCAAGGTGAGGCAGCAGTATTTTCTCCGACTCGTAAACAAATTGTTGAAATTGATCCAGTTGCATTACGTAAAGCTGTGATGACATTTAAAGTTACAGACGGTCTTGTTCCTGTTGATAAAGTTATTAATTCTGATGTTTTACAAGTTGCTTTCCAAGTCATTGGATCTTCAGAACAATTAGGAATGCAATATAAATTAGGTGAATTATTTAGTTATTTGATGAAAACACAGTCCGCTGATATCAGTGAATTTGAGAAATCTCCTGAACAAGTTGCATATGAGCAGGCACTTAATGCTTGGACCGCCGTTGCTCAAACTGCTGCAGAAAAAGGAATAGATTTCGCAAAATTCCAACCACAACCCATACCAGCCGATTATGGCTATAATCCAAATGCCGACACCACTTCCCAGCCTGTTCAGTAAGTTTCATCTTAGTGAAGATGAGATGCTACTTGGAATGGAATTTACTCATATCCAAGAAGCATTTATTCAAAATCAAATGTGTGCTGCTGCTGAACAGCGAATTTCATTAGATTTTTCAGAGGAATTTTTAAGTGATTCCTTGAAAAAAGAAGCTGCTTTAACTGGTGAAATTAGAGGTCTTGAGTATCTACTTGAGATGTCTAGATTATCCAGAAAAGCTAAAACCGTTGAATCTTAACTCTCCAGGAGAATTGAATTATGGGTATTATGGACATGTTTCGCTCTGCACCAGTTCAACAATCAAGTCCAATTCAAGGAAAAACTGGTCCTGGTACAGATGCTAATGGAGTTGTTCCTCCAAATACAGAACTTCCTGATCCAAATAAGAATCCAGATGGGTCGCCTAAGTCCCCCATGGCAGAATTCCATGATTTGTTTAAACTTCCAGTTGTAGATGAAAAGAACCCCCCGAAAAAATCTGCATTAGATTTTGATTTAGATCCACAGAAGATGATGGAAGCCGCAGGTAAGGTTGATTTTGCCTCGGTACTTCCTGCTGAATTGATGGCTAAGATTAAAGCTGGAGGGGAAGAAGCAGTTGCAGCAAATATTCTGGCCATGAATTTAATTGCACAAAAAACTTATGGACAATCTGCTGTAGCTGCAGCAGCAATTACAAAAGAAGCATTGAAGGCAGCTCGTTCGGAATTTGCAAGTGAAATTCCAGCGATGTTAAAAGCATTAAATCTTGATGCTGGTTTACGTGACAAGAATCCTTTGTTTGAGGATCCAGCAGTTGCCCCGATCATTGAGGGTTTGAAAGCCAACATTCTGGAAAAACATCCAGATGCAACACCACAGCAACTTCAACAAATGGCCGAAAAATATGTGGAGAAATTCGCAGAATCTTTCGGTAAAAAACCCACTGCTTCTAAAACTAAGTCCGGTCATAAACAAACCGGGGAAGCAGATGATGATTGGGAATCCTTCTTAACTCCTCCTACGCAATAAAGGAATCTTCATGTTATCTCAACTTGCTGGGTATCTGGGGGGTTTGCAAAAACCTACAGCATCTGGTGATTGTTTGCTTTTTCCATCTGCTACTGTAATTGCTGCTGACGCTATTGACACTGTTACTGTGGATAAAATTCACGGAGGTGTCATTCAGTATACTGGATTTTCTGCGGGCAGAGTTTTAACTACAGATAGTGCCGCTAACATTATTGCTGCATTTCCAGAAATGGATATTGGTGATAGCATTATGATTGCAGTTTCTTGTGTGGCTGCTTTTGCTGGTACATGGGCAGCGGGCGCGGGCGTAACTTTGGCAGGTAGAGCAACTACTCCTGCTTCTAGTTACTCTCTAATCATCATCAAGAAACTGACTGCGACCACTGTTGAGTGGCGTGTTCTGTAAGGAGAACAACTAAATGTCTACTGGTATCTTTACCTCCGCAAATCTTCCTGTTGATTTTGCAAAGAAATCATTTGCAGGAATGATTACTCGGCTTATGCCGATGGGCCAGGCTCCGTTGTTTGGTATGACAGCAATGTTGCCTTCTGAAACCGCAGTTCAAACTGAGCATGGATTCTTTACGAAAACAATGCTCTTTCCGGAACTCACCTTAGGTGGTGCAGGTATTCCGGGTGCTGGTGATACAGTTCTGGGTGTTGTTTCCACAACTAACGTTCTTCCTGGAATGTTAATGCGTGTGGATTCCACTGGCGAACAGATTCTTGTTGATGCAATTCTTTCTGCAACGACAGTTCGTGTTCAACGTGGAATTGGTACGGTTGCGGCTGCCGCTGCTGGTGCTGGTGTTAAGATTTACCAAACTGGTTCGGCATTTGAAGAAAGTTCGACCCGGCCTAATGCTCTTGTTATTAACCCAGTTCGTATTACCAATCTGACGCAGATTTTGCGTAATACTTGGGCAGTTTCTGATTCGGTAAGAGCTACGCTGGTAATTGCTGGTGAAACGAATGTTGCAGAATCCAAGATGGATGGTGCTGCATTCCACGCAGTTGATATTGAGAAGAATTTGTTCTGGGGCCAAAAGTTCCAGGGCACGAGAAATGGTCAACCGTTCCGTACTATGGATGGTTTGATCAATATCGTTTCAACTCTTG